GACCAACATCTTTTGCGTCCGCTGCATCAATATTTTGCAATGGAACTCGGTATTGATCTCCAGATTCTCCAAGAGGTGCTAGATCTTCTACATAACGGACATCGTTTAGACTTAGGAAGCCTTCACGTAGACCTTTTGTATATGCATCATAACGTTCTAGTGTTGTTCCACGTAGTAAAGCATCTAGATTAAACTTAATAAATCCATCTGATTCAGGCAGTAATGGTGATAGTGCTTGTTCTAGTCTTTCAAGCAAAGGTCTTAAAGAGTGTTGCACAAATGACAAGTTCTGAGCTTCAACAGATGCAAATGACATTGCACCTGCAACAGGGTGACCAAGTAGAGATACAGGTACACGGAATAGTCTAGCAATTTCTTCTACACCAAATCTACGTACTTCTAGAAGTTGTGCATCTGCAGCATTTAGAGTGAGTGGCTTAAATGTTGCACCGCTAGTTAAAATGCCAAGTTTTCCTGCACGATAAGGTCCTGTATGTGACATATTCCAGTTGCGAGCAATATCAGCGGCTTGTTCTTCAGTCATTTCTCCTGGAGATTCAATAACTCCACCAGGATTTGCTGCATTTCCAAAGTAACTTGCTGCATAAACTTCTGCGGCCATAGCAGAACCTAAAGTAATGCGAGCTGCTGCAATCGGGCCAAGTCCAAGCAACTGTCCAGGTAGTCTAAACATAGGAATGTGTAGCATTTCATTCTTTGTTAGAACCATTGTTTTTACTGACATTGGATCAAACGGTTGTGCATTGTCGTAAAACTGATTTACTGGATCTTGTGCGTTTTGACCAATAGTAACTATGTATTCAATCTCTCCCATTGGATCAGGACGATGAATACGAACTTGGAGTGGATTTATACAGTAAAGCTCTTGAACGTCGCCCAGATCGTCACGTACGGTTAAAATGAATGCATTGCCATGAAGGTTTAGAGATGAAATTACTTGCTCATAAAACTCTAAACGGGTTGAGTCAGGATTTGGTTTGTTAATCCATGCAGGTAATTCACCATATACTGATGCATAATTTATTCTAGAACGTCCACGACGGACATAAGCAGAAAGCGGTAGAGAACTAATAGTGTCACCTAATAGTCGGACACAAGCATAAACAGTTGACATGCGAATTGCTGTATCGGAGTTTACATCTACTCCGGCTGGAGTTGCATATAGAGCGCGGCCAGGTAAAAATGGTTCAAGGTACTGATTGTTTGACCTTTTTTCTCCTGCTTTACGCAGTCTATTCGATAGACTCATTTATCTGCCTTTTCTGTGCTTAGTTGATACCAGCCATCTTCCCAAAGGGTTAACAACCTTTCAAAGTAATCTTGATACTTAGGTGCAATTGCTTTAAGTGAGTATTTTTCTATTGCTTGTTTTCTAATAAAATCTCTGTCAAGATCTTTTACATCTTCTGCAGCTTCAATAAAGTCGGCAAGAGATCTACATCTAAAACCAGTAATTCCGTGGATATTGGTTTCTGTAAAAGCTCCCCAATCGGTTGTGATTGTTGGAGTTCCACAAGTCTGAGCTTCTACTACTATATTTCCAAATGGTTCGATATAAGTAGTAGGCGCAAACAAGGCAATGGCATTTCCCATTAGTTCTGCTCGTTCTTCAGCTCCAATATTGCCTATAAAATTGCCATAACCGGTGCCTCTTTCATCACCTGGACCTGCCAAAATTAACTTTTTGCCTAATCTTTCACATACTTCTTGAGCAATTCTAAAGCCTTTTCGCTCAATCATGCGCCCAATATAGAAGTAATAGTCACCTGATCCTGATCCTTTTGGAAACATTTCAGGTTCAAGATAGCCATTTATAACTGCATCAAAGAATCCACCATCTACTGTGGTTGGATTTTTATAAGCTGCATAGATCGAATGCATCCATGCATAAGACTCAAATACACGATAATTTGCAAAAGTTCCACCATAACCAATACCAAACTCTACTGACATGTGATCTGGAAAAGCATCTGCAATAGGTTTGTGAGCATATCCACCAATAAGACAAATAAAGTCTTTTGGTTCAAGTCTATCGGTCATTTCTTTGATGACGTTAGCATTGAAGATTTGCCAATGCGGTAAAGTTATATCAAATGAAGCAGAAGTATAATGATTATTACCTACGGCCGCTTGTCTTTGATCTTCTGAAATACAAGTTACTAGTTCTGTTACAGTTGCTTCATTTTGTGATCCAGCATAAAGAATAACTTCATGGCCAAGATCTTTCATCATGATGCAGAAGCGCCTTACTTTTTCAGTGAATGCGCAACTTCTAAAGTCTTTGGTTGTGTTAGTGTGTGGAAGTGATACGACGTGAAATCTGATTGGTCCCCCGACCTTGTTCATTCTGTTGGTTGTTCAATCCAAGAAAGAGAATCTTCGTTCCAGGTGTACGCTTTGCCGTCTGTTGGCATTGGAGTCGGAGCTTCCCAAATATAAGTGCTTGTGTTCTTTGTCCATGATGCGTAAGGTTGTGGAGCTGCAAAACCAACTCCATCAAACGTATAACCAACTCCAGCGTAGTTTTTATGAATTGGAAACTTTCCATTTGCGTGAACTCCACCAAAAGTATTGTAAGAAGTTTGTACCCATTCACCGCCAAGGTTTTGCTCGCACCAATCAGGACCGTCAGCCACGATGACTTGCGTAACAATGCCATTTTCTATTTTTGCATAATGAGCCATTAGTTTTTCTCCTTTTCACCATAAAGTGGTGCTGTATTCAGCAATTTAACATCTCGCTTTGTTACTATTCCACCTTTTTCATCAAGTTGGGCTTTTGCCGTTGTTTCGTTATCGGCTATAATATGCACTAACATAACTACTTCGTAGCTAAAGCATTGAGTTAAGTTTGTTTCTTTGATCTTTTTAACATTGTCTTTCATTTTGCCCCCTTTATTAGATTGCGTATCTTACTATTACTACACCGCTACCGCCGTTGCCTCCGTTTGATAAATCACCGTTTCCACCTGAACCACCGCCACCGCCACCAGTATTGGCTTGTGCAGCGGTAGGTATACCTTGATTTGCTTGGTCGTTGCCGTTAGCGCCACCACCTTTACCACCAGCACCACCTAAAGGACGGTATGATGCGCCGCTATTTGAACCTCCTCCACCACCACCAGCAAAAAAACCATCTAATCCAGTGCCTGTTGCACTTGCCCAAGACGAATAGTCAAGACCGATTCCACCAGCACCAGCATTTTGAGCAGCTATTGGACTTACGCCTACTCCACCAGCACCGCCACCGCCGCCGCCTAATTGATTTGGATTATTACCAGTGCCACCAGAATTGCCTTGGCTTGTAGTAGGACTTCCACCACTAGGAGCTGTGCCACCACCCGCACCGCCAGATGCGCCACCAGAACCGCCTGTTGCTCCAGCCACGTTAGTGCCGCCACCGCCACCGCCACCGCCTTTAACTAGCGTTAAGGCACCAAATCGTGAATCTTCACCGTTTGTACCATTATTTGTCATCGAGGTGCCGCCTGGACCACCAGCGCCAACCAAAACTGTGTAGTTTTGTGCAGTTAAAGATTGAGTAGTAAACAGTAATAAACCACCAGCGCCACCGCCGCCGCCAACAGTCCGACCTCCACCGCCACCACCAGCAACAACTAGAATGTCAGCTGTAATTGATTGTGTTGGTGTAAATGTGCCGCCTGTCTTAAACGCATGGTAAAAATAAGTACCATCTGATGAAATAGACCCACCAGTCGCTTTAATACCACTTGTGCTCGGATTAGCATAAAAAGTTCCTGATCCGCTAAATGTATGAATATAATTGCCACCAACTTGCGTGACAACACCGCCAAAAGCTCTTTGACCGAGAGTATTTGAATAGCTAGCAATTACAATTCCCGAACCGCCAGCAGCACCGTTTGCTGGACCTGTAGTAGTTGCATCATAGCCGCTACCGCCACCGCCACCGCCAAAATTAAGCAAACCAGCCCTTCCATTTTGTGTTCCAAAGTTGTTACCGCCGCCATTACCGCCACCGCCTGTGCCGCCATTACCGCCAGTTGAGTTGGCAGATCCTACACCGCCGCCACCGCCGCCGCCAGCATAAGTAACGGAAGAACCTGAAATAGAAGACGTAGCACCTGAGCCTCCAGCTCCACCAGTTCTTGCAGAAGGTGCATTATTACCAGCACTACCAGCGCCGCCACCACCGCCACCGCCGCCTTCTGTTGATTGTCCAAAACCACTACCGCTTGCATTTCCTTGACTTGGACTTGTTGAAGGTGTGTTACCTGCACTTGAATTGCTTAATGCACCTCCACTATCAGCGCCGCCACCGCCGCCGCCTGAACCACCCGCTGTACCAGTTGCTGTAAATGCGCCGCCTCTACCACCACCTGTTGAAGTAATAGTAGTTAAACCTGAACCTGAAATTGTACTATCATTGCCGATGCCAGCTGCAGAATAAAACGCACCTGCTGATCCTCCACCGCCAACAGTAATAGTAACAGTAGATGAAGAAGCAACACTTTGAGTTGAAGTCCTAAACCCGCCGCCACCGCCACCGCCATTTGCTCCACCACCGCCGCCAGCTACAACTAAAAAGTCAACTGAAAATGGTGGTAGGCCAAAAGTGCCAGCAAAACCATACCCGCGAGCGGAAGTTGCAGCAAACGATTCTAAAATCGGCATTTTATTCCCCTTAGGCGAACTTGGTTTGTGTTTCTAGCACTGTGAAAGTCGCAGATGCTGTTTTAATGATTGTAAAGGTGTAGGCATCAATTGCAGAAGCGTTGCCTGAAGAAATTGCAGTTGGCACTTTTGGTGTTACTGTGTTGCCATCGATTTGTATAACGTTTGGGTAATAAGCTGTAGTACCGTTTGTGTTAAGCCAAACAAGGGTAATTGCGTCACCAGTTGCAAGGGCTGAATTAAGCGAAACGCCGCTTGAATATCTGAAGTTTAATGTGTGGTTTGCAGTTGCATTTGATGTGTAGTACCAAACAGAAGCAGTTGTAACATCAAAGTTAATTGTGCCAGTAGCAGCCGAGGCCACTATGTTGATGTCCTCTTCTAGTCCTTTGACAACGCCATCACTGAAAGTTGCAGTGTTAATGGCTGGGCTTGTTAGAGTCTTATTGGTAAGAGTTTGAGCAGTGCTAAGATCTGCAGTAACAGCAGTATCAATCGAAACCGTAACTGTTCCACTTGTACCACCACCTGACAAACCAGTGCCAGCCGTTACGCCCTCAATGTCACCCGCAACAGTGTCCCAGCTGGTGATTGTGCCGTTTGTCTTTAGGAACTTGCCAGCTTGACCCGTTTGTGATGGAATATCAACTGAGTATGGCAGCGATGTCCATGCAGTCGAGCCGTTGCCAACTTTCAACTTGTAAGTATCTGTTTCAATGCCCATTTCGCCAGCCGCAAGTGTTGGGTTTGTGCTGTTCCAGTTTGCTGCCGTGTCTCGGCGTTGTTGCATTCTTGCTGTCATGTCTCCTGCTTTCGCTTGTTTAGAAGGTTACTGTCGCCCCACCAGCGTCAATTGTGTAAGTCCAAGATGATGTAGTTGATGTTCCCGCGTCATAAATAATGTCAGTGTTTGCAACATTACCACCATCAAGGTAATCAACAACAGGATTATCTGCACCTTGTGGACCAGTTGCCCCACTCGGACCGGTCGATCCGCTTGGACCTGTTGATCCGGTTGCTCCTGTTGGACCGGTCGGACCAGTTGGTCCAAGATCTCCTTGCGGACCAGTTGGACCCGTTGCTCCGGTCGCTCCAGATGGACCTGTTGCTCCGCTAGGACCAACTTCTCCTTGAGGACCGGTAGATCCTGTCGCGCCGATTGG